ATCCATCAATCTGAGACAGTTGCTGCTCGTAGTCGCCTTGCTTTTCTTCGTTGTTTCTAAACTCAACCACAGGCACATCCTTGTAGTAATGTGATTTAACTTTAGGATTCGGAGATTTATTGATTAGGCTTGTAGGATCTAATCGCTTCGTTTTAGATAGATAAGTGATCACCCACTTTTGAGTGTAAACTGTTATCTCCCAGAACGTTCTTCTTTTCAAGTCTCGTTTCTTGACCATACGAACAGCAAATAGTTTCGTGCGATCGATAGTATCATCAACCACTAAAAACATCCCTCTAGGGTCAATCCAAGCAATTTTAGGCACTGTTTCCGGAACATCGTTTCCTTCTGTGCCAGGTTTAATAGCAAGGTAATGCAACTCAAGACCCATGCCCATTGTTGATAAACCTTTTTCTAGTTCCTTGTCGTGTTTCTTAATTTTCATCTTTTCTAATGCATCGGTAACTGGTGTAATATCTTTATCCTTTGCTGGTGCATAAGAGACAGGAGCGCCCACTGTGAATCCCACCATCATATCCGTTACATATTTAGCATTGTTGACAAAGATTTCATCCATATCGTGTGGCGTTCGGATCTTCGTTTGTCCGACCTTATGTGGTTTACCTTCGTAGTAATCAAACAACATATCAAGCCGCGGTATTTCTTTTTTATGCTCATCCATGCAAAAATTGATTACTTCCATACTTGGGTTATTAATATCACCAGCTAATTCACGATCAATAGCGATTGCCATTCTTTCACCTTCTTTATTCCATCCATGTAGGACGATTAGTAATTTTAACTTTGTTGCTCTTGAAGATAATCGTGTAAACGAAATATCTTACGGCATCCATTGCATGGTCATTTTGCTTTATAGGCTTATCCTCTCCACGATCCATTGCTTTAGAATCCCATATATAAGAACTAAATTCCTTTAGGGTATTCACACAAGAGGAATTAAACGCTATTTTTTCTTCGTTAAGAAGAGTACCAACAAAACGAATGCCATCTAGCACATCATTTTTTGCTTTTCTTATTTTGAAGTTTCTCTTCTTTAATTCGGCAATAAAAGAAGCAGCGGACGGATCCACAATCACTTCTTTAATACGGATGCCTTCTGTAAACTTCTGTAATTCATCAGCAAATTCACTATCGGTCTTTTGTTTCTTGCTATCACGTCCAGAATAATAGAATTCTTTTACGCAATACCAGATGCCATCTTTGCCTTTTTGCCACAACAAAAATACGGTAGCGTTCTGCGTACCGTAGTCAATGCTTATATAATTATCACCAAAGATGAAATCAACTAATTTATTGTAGACATGCTTTGATTGATCAAACATATCGTAAATGATACCTTCAGCAACTGTCCACAAACCAAGAATATACCGTTTGTAGAAGACTCCTGAATACATGCTGCGATATCTCTTCTTGATAGACTCATCTAAACTAAGATTGTCATCCATCGTAAAGTGAAGATACACCAAATTTTTTTCTTTAATCTTGTCAATCCAATTCAGTTTGAACCAATGATATGGGCCATCTGGGTTGCAGTTAAACCAAAACTTGGAACCTTTCTCGGAACAACGCCCAGTCGCTTGGTTTACAAAGGATTCTGGCATAAGTGCTACTTCATCAAAAAACATGCCAGCTAATGTAATACCTTGAATCAAGTCTTGAGATCGTTCATCTTTACCACCAAAAACATAGAAGTAATTGGTATTGCCTTTTTTAGTGACTTCCAGCATGTTGTCAGCACGATGGTCTTTGTAACGATATCCTCTTGATAGAAGCATGAGTTTTAACCAAAAAAGAACATTCCGCCGAAATGAGCCGATTGTTTTACCTGCCATACCAAGGTTTTTGCTGTCAAATGTTGACATAGCCCACATGACATAAGATAAACACATTGAAATAGTCTTGCCAGAACGAATAGCGCCATCTGCTATGATCCCGTCTTTATCTTTGACAGCAGACTTTTTTGTCCACCATGTAAGAATCATCTTCTGCTTTTTGCTGAAAGGTTTGAATTTGAAAACCGCCTGTTTTACTCTTCTGGCCATAGTTCTTCACCTTCAGCTTCCAATGCTGCCAAGAAACCATCGTCTTCCATATCAAACTCTTCGCTGCCATCCTTATTCTTAGCAATAGCCGCAGCAATCTGCACTTCTCGCAACCGATCACCGCCAAGATATTTCATGAGTTCTGACATGGCTTTTTGTTTGTCATAAAGTTTGACCGATATGCCGTCTTTCCCCTTTTTGACTTCTTGAATAAGCGTACCATCAACCTCTTCACTACTCTTCAGTGCAACCTGTGATGATTTGTACGTTTCTAACTCCCCAGTAAACTCGTTAAACACCTCTCGCTTCTCACCAGCATCATCATACTCATATAGTTTGTGTTCTGTTGATGAGAACTCAACGAAATCAGTGATATCAGCAAACGCCTGCTTTGCGTATTCTCTTATCAGATCTTTTACATCAAGAAAGACATCTTGCTGCAATTCCGCCTTCAGCCTTCTTAACTCGACCTTTATGCTATCTTTTGCTATCAATCTTATGCTGTTAGACCTAGCGGAATTATAGTCGCATCCATACGCTTGTTGATACGCCTTCGTTGCATTAAATGATTGTAAATAGTAAAGACAGAACAACTTTTGTTGCTCTGTCAGGTCATCGTTATTAATTATTAATTGCGGTGAATCATTTGCCTTATCGGAGTGTTCCTTTTTATTCGGAGCGCTCCTTTTGGAATCGGAACGCTCCCAGTTATCTTGTGATTTCCATTTTCTGATAGTTGACGGACGTTCTCCTAATTCCTTGGCTATATCTACTAAAGGTCGTTCTTTTGATTTTAGCCACAATTTATAGGCTTTATCTCTATTTGGGTTTCTTTGTCTAGCCATCCATTCACCACCACCTCACAGTCTGTGTTGTTTTGTAATAGTATGTAAAAAAAGACACCCTGTTTTTAGGGTGTCAACCAATTATTTTTTGAACCAATCAAGATAGCTTTCTATCGATTTTAAATCAAATAGTTCGCCATTACCCTCATAGACGGCTTTTCCATCTCTATAAATGATATCGTCAATCTTTGTTGCATCTAAAACTCCCGGCTCATACACTATAACCTCGATATGTGAATCTCCATCATAATCGACTTTTATTTGGCGGTCTCCGATGCTGAGTACAGTTCCTCTACGGTTCCCAGTTTTCGCTACGTTGATATTGTTCTGATTTTCATCGATGTTAAGATCCTCAGTCAATTTATTCTTTAAATTAAAGAATTCACTTGCGATATCATCTATAACGCGCTTCATTATCGTCAGCTTAGATGTTTCAGGTAGTTGACTACCTACATATTCTTTCAACTCTTCGTAATTCATGCTTATCACCCTCCATTCAAAACAATAATAATTGTTATTTAGAACGAAAGCAATGTAAAAAAGCAGCCCCGAGGGACTGCAAAGTAGGAAGTACCAAAGATCATGTGAGTAATCTAATCGACAACTCCCAAAGCCACTGGTGAGGACTTGAACCTCACTTACGAGTCGTACACATTCTATGCATAGCCTCTGCATTTCCCCGGTCTGCCACAGTGACATAAAATTAAGACGGCTAGCGAATGAAGATAAGGAGTGTGTTCAACTCCATTCATTTTAAATTTTTGGGTGCCGTCTTAATTAAATACAGGGCGCTGAAAGGTAATCACGAAAGTAGGTCTGCCAACGAATCATAAAGGAGTGCGCCCTGATATTTAAAAATTTCTACAATACTATTGTATCACTGGATTTGTTGCATGTGTGTGCATGTTTTGTGCATGGGCTACCAATCATTAATCATGTCGATACCAAACAGAACTACCGATAAATCTTCAAGCGCTTCTTTACAGTTGCGACTAATAGTAGAACGATCAACATGTAATTGCTCTGCTAATTTATCATCATTCAACAATGGACGCTCAATAAACTTTTTGTTAATGATTCGCCACTTCCGCTTGTCTTCCGGCTTACCTGTTGAAAGACAAATCTCCTTATAAGCTTCTAGGCATATATCAACATGCTTCATAAGCTTAACTGATTTCGCTTTATTTTGCATCAGTAAATCGAGGTTCAACCACTTATGCTCCCAAAATGTTCCTTGCACTTCCTCTACATGCTCCTCAACCGCTTCACTATGGGCTTTTAACTTGTGATAGTTGTTCATCAGCAATCTTGTATTGTGAAAAGCTCTTTTCTTGAACTGTTTTTTCTCATATTCCCTGTCTTTTTGAATTCCTTTCCTAATTTTTAGAGCTAGTTCATCTAATTGTTTATCTGAAAGTTCATGAACATTAATTTCCAATAACTGGACCTCCTCTTTATTTCCACCTTGACTCGGGCGTCTAGATGAATACATTTCTTTTTTATTTACATTATTTTAATAATCGAGGTATATAATATAATTATGAAAGGGGTGAAGACCATGAGTGAACAATTACAAGTACCTTTTGTACACATCACTTTAAATACTATTTCAAATCTTTTTCTTGTTTATTATGAAAACAATCCAGAAGTTTTTGCATGTGGTATAACTATAGAAAAAGCTTTAGATAATCTGTACAAAGTTACTAGCAGACACTACTAAAAAGTAGTGCTTTTTTTATTTTCCAAAATGTAAGCCATGTTGATGTTCTTCATCAATGATTAAAACTCTTCAAGGTCTTACCAAGGACTTTTTTATTTAATGTTCCATTTACCTTGGCTTTTTCTAGCAACTTGCGCTTCTCCTTTTTTACTTTCGATTTTTTCTTTGGCAATGGCTTCTTTCTCCTTTTCATCTAATTCTTTACCGAAAATCACACTTGCAAATACTGTGCCAAAAAGTGCCACGGCTACTAACACTGCGAAATCCATCTTTCATCCCCCTGCTTCCATCGCATCCCTGACTAACGGATCGTTGATAATAATCTTGTACTTCATCTGCTCATGCTGCAGCTGTTCATGTAACT